ACGGCGTCAGTAATTTCAGTATTCAATTTAGACAATTCTGCAATATCAGGATATTTCATTTTAAACCCAACACTATCCGTTAATCGAATTATGTCGTTATTTTCTTTTTTGTCTACAGAAACTTCTAATAGGTTTATAGAAACCGGCATTAAGTTCCCGCAAATATTTTCTTCTATTTTATTATTGCATCTATATTTTGTTTCTACAATTTCTCCAATAGACCTTGCTCTAAGTTGTAGGAAAAAGTATTCTATGTCTATTTGATTGAGTTTGTTAACGTCAATATCTGAGGTACAACAATTTTTTATTATTTGTTTAATATTATTTAAAGCGAATTCTGCGTCTTCAGATTGTTTTGCTAGTAATAGAATTTTTTGTTCTTTTACTAGGAAAGGTCTAAACATAACCGTTTGATTTGAAATTGGTAATGTCGTTTCATACAAAGGACTTTCGATTTTTGGTAACATAATTTACTCCATGATTAAAATACTGGGAATGGTATAGATCCACCTAAAGGAATTGCTGCGTTGTAGTATGTGTATGCAAAAGTTACTGTTAGTTTATGTATTGCGTTACCATTTTCCCAAGAAAGGGGCATTTCGTTTAAAGATATTGGAAATGCGTGAAACAAACCAACCCAATACGATGGGTCGTTTTTTACGTTATATTGCGTGATTAATATAAATGCTTCGTATTGATTTTTATATTTAAAATCGTAGTTTACTACTGGACCGTCAGTAAATAGACCAACAACGTCTTCTATTCCTATTTGGAATGGGAAAAAAGACGCGTTTGAAATATAATTCATCCAATATTCAAAAATCCAACGTTCAATCATATTGTCTGAGCAAATAAAAGTTAGGTTTATTTTGTTATATGAATTTTGTATTGGGTGTAGGATTTCTGGACCGTATAACTTTTGCGTAACCGCAGAAAATGTCCTTGATGGTAATTCTGCCGCTTCGCAGTGAAATTTCATTTTTTTCCAAGCAGAAGCTGGGTCTTCTCCGTCAAGACCTGCAGCCGCCATCAAATCCAAAGCAAAAACCGGATTTGTTGGGGTGATCATAACGTCAAAGTTACAGGGTCTTGCTACTTCCGTTTTAGAGAAAGTTTCAAGAAAATTTCTTATATCTGAGTTATATTTTATTTCGCTCATCTTTTATATTTCTTCCAAACTTTTGAATTTGATTGTTTTTGCATATCTGCTACTGGTAGGTTTGCGGCAAATAACCATTCGTGCGCTTCTACTGGCAGTATCCTACTTTTAACATTAGATTTAAGATACAGTTTAATACAATATTCTTTTAAATCTTTATAATTTTTAGACCTTTTAATGATCTCATAACTTATATTAGAAACTAACATATCGTTCTCTTTTATGTATTGAGATTTGCTTGCTATTTCTGCTATAATCAAAGATCTAACTTCATAGGGTAAATAGTGTATATTCACCCCAAGAAAATGCGAACCTTTATTTTCTAATAAAATTATCAGGGGAAATTTATCCCAATAAGGCAATGTATCTTTATATTTTGCGTCATAAGAAAAGAAAAACATTCCTCCCGGATAAAAAACCTTTTTCTTTATTATTTTGTCCAGTTCTGGAGCGTTAGATTTTAAAGCCTTTACTTTTAAATTTAACCAACCCATCGATTGACTCGCTAGAGCAGATCTTTCTGCTGGAGAAGCGTTTTTAAACCTCTCATACATAGAAGGTAATTTTCTTTGTTTAAAGAACGCTTCATTTAATTCTTCTTGGTTTGTTGCATACCTTCCTGGAGAATTTGTAAATGTTAATTCTGCCCAAGCGCCAACCCCCATAAAAAACGGGTTGAAAATATATTTTTTGCCTTTTAATTCAACAACATGCCATTCCGAATATTTTGTATTGTCCATGGACTATTTATTGAATATTAAAAGATGTCTTTTTCTGTAAGAAGTTTAAACGTCCAACCCCTATGTCTGCAATATTCTTTTGCTGCCGCCCATTTAGCAGAATTTACTCCCCAAGTACAAACTTCGTTAATATACGTTTTGGTTACTCTTTTCTTTATTTTTGGTTCTATAGTTTGAGCATAAGGTTTTACTTCTATGACATAAGTTTCTATAGAACCGTCTAATTTTTTAACTTTTGCTAATATATCTGGAAAGTATCTGTGTTGTCTGTTGTCTACTGGAGAAATATAATTTATTACCAATTCTTCAGAACCCCAAGATAAAACGTTTTCGTTTTTATCCAACCACTTAAAAACTCTCAGCTCCCAGGAAGAGCGATAAATTACGTTATGAGGGTCTCCATGATATTTTTCTGGATTCTTTAATTTATAAATACCCTGTTTGTAATTAGACATCTAAAGTTCAATATAAATAATATTATTTAGTAGATTCGTAGGAATTTCTTATGGCAATGCCTTCATTTTTAGCTGCAAATCCTCTAGCTTCTTTAGACCCAGAAACTTTGATCCTAGAAGGTTTAGAAGCGTTTAGTCCTGGGGGTGTGTTTCCCAGTAGAAATGTTGGTATGTATGACTTTATATCGTTAAAATATCCAGAAGATATAGAACATTATTTTATGCATGGGCATTATATAAATTTTTACGTGAACGCTCCAGTTTGGGGTAAATATTGGGAAAAAGACGGAAAAACAGGAATTTCTTCTTATTCTTATGAAGGTATGCCAGAAGTTGGTGGTTTACTTGGTTCTATCGGTATTACTTCGAACGGATATTCTATAAAGGAAGTTGAACGCGACGGGACTCCAATCAAAGACCCAACTTCTGCTGCTGGCGCTGTAAACCATATTAGAACCCAAAGGATATCCCAAGCGATTTCGCTTTATATTCCAGATACTATGTCGTATAGTTCGCAAATACAATACGAACACACTTCCGCTAGACAAATGGGCGCTTCTTTGTTAAATTCTTTGGATAAAACCCTTTCTGGTTATCTTAGTAAGGTAACTAACAGTAAATTGGTTCAAGGTATTTCTGGCGCTATGAACCTTTTGGAAAACCTTGGTAAAATTGGTGGAGTCACTGTAAACGATCAAATGTTGGTTCTTTTTAGGCAAGTTGGTTTGCGAGAATTCTCATACGATTTTTTCTTCACCCCAAAAAGTCCAAAAGAAGCAGAGTCAGTACAGCAAATAATAAGAGCGTTTAGGTTTCATGCTCATCCGGAGGCAGTATTAGATTATGGTTTATTTTATATTGCTCCTGGAACTTTTGATATAGAGTTTATGCACAGGGGTTCTAGAAACACTAAAATACATCAAGTTTCCACTTGCGTTCTTACTGGGTATGACGTGGATTACGCTCCAACGGGTTGGTCAACCCACGTAGATGGTATGCCCATACAAACAAGAATGTCTTTACATTTTACTGAGACTCAGGTTGTGACTAAGCAAGATATTGAAGCAGGTTACTAAATGTCAAATTTCTTTTATTTTTACCCTAGTATTGTTTACAATAAACAAATAGTTACAGACCTGCTTGTTAGAGCAAAGGTTAGGGAATCTTGGTTAAATGATCCAAGAATATATTACAATTATAAGTATAAGGATTCTGATAGACCAGAACACTTAGCGCACAAGTATTACGGAGAAGAAGAATTACACTGGGTTATTCTATTCACGAATAATATTTTTGATGCGAATTGGGATTTCCCAATAGATTATTATACTTTCAACAAATATATTGAAGACAAATATAAAGAACAAGGGTCTATAGTTAACAAAACTGGATTGGCATACGCCCAAACAACCCCTGACCCGATATATAGATACCAAAAGACAGTTACTATAACTACAAGCGAAGGGATATCTAAAAGAAATTATGTTATTGACGAAAAGTCGTACAGAGAACTAGAATTTACCAATACTTATTCTACTGGAACCCCTTATACAATTTATGCGGAATCGGAATTAAATTCTTACCAATTAACACTTAATGCTGGCTCCGTATTAAATGTTGGGGATATATTAATCGGTAATGAGTTTATACCAAATTTTGCTAAAGTTGAATCTATTGATTCTGCGAACAGTTTATTTAATATAACTATACCAGCAAAAAGTAGTGAAACTAATGGGAAAATATTTATCTATAATTCGCAATCTAATTATAGTATATATGAAGTTTCAAAAAAATACCCAGAAATAACTATCTATGATAGAGAAATGGAAATAAATGAATCTAAAAGAAACGTTAAAATTTTAGATAAAAATTACATACGAAAGGCTCAAGAAGAATTTCAACGATTGATTAAACAATAATTATGGCAGAAATTACAGATAACGCAGTAACTCAACTTAATGGTTTAGAATTATATAAGTGTCAGATTTTATCTGCAGAAAATAAAATCATAGACTTAAAACCAACTTTGGTTGAAATTAACTATTTTGAGGATATATTTTCTAACGCCACTTCTGGTAATATAGTTTTAAACGACTCTGGTGGTTTGCATAACGCTTATTCTTGGTGCGGCGACGAGTTTGTACTTTTGGAATTCGACAAACCCGGAAATTTAGATAAAAATAAACGGTTTCGTGGGATGTTTAGAATATTTAAAACTCAAGGAAGGCACTTAACTGGAAGAGAATTTAACGAAACCTTCGTATTACATTTTTGTTGCGAAGAAGAATTCCTTTCAAATCGGATGCAGTTAAATAAATCTTATAAACAAATGAGAATATCTGATATCGTAAAAGATATCGCTTTAAATGTTTTGAAAATTCCAAAAGATAAATTTCCAGACGCTAATATTGAACCCACTTTTGGTAAGTATGATATAGTAATTCCGAATATGAGACCCCTTGAAGCTGTTGCTTGGTTATGTACTATGGCGATTGCTGATAATAGTTCTGGTTCTCATGGTGGTCCAGAAGGTGGTGCGACATACCTATTTTATAAGAACAGGTATGGTTGGAATTTTAGATCCATACTATCAATATTTAATAATATCCCTAAATTTGAATATAAAAGCCCGTTCAAAAAAAGTAAAAACACTTCTGGGTATTGGTATGGTACTAAGAACCTTTCTCCAAAAGAAGATATGAATTTTGATTTCGACCCCTTTGAGCAGATTATATCATATCAAATTGTAGATAATCACGACGCAATGGATATGATGCAAAGCGGGATGGTTTCAAATAAACTTATTGCTATTGATTATTTAAGAAGAACTCACGAAGAAAAGGTATTTGATTATGAA